TTCATTCTCTCCGTATATAATATCGTACGCCTTTGTTTGATGACCATCCGACGCATTTGTATATTTTGTTTCAGTGAAGCGCATCTTGTATGGCTCTTCTCCTGTTTCTGCGTATACAAGGAAATAATAATGAATCGCCTGGATGATCTTCTTCCCATCTATTTTGTCTGGGTTTGAGAATGAAAAACATGATTTATCGTCTTCGATAATAAGTCTTCCCTCTTCGTCTCTGAACAATCGATCGATGTACCCCTTCAACTTTATGGGAAGCGATAGACGTTCTCCGCGCCATTCGACATCTACATACTGCTCGAGTTTCATTTCGCTATCTATAAATCCTTTTACCGATAGTTCAACAACTCGAGCGTTATAGATCAATGCGAACTTTTCAGTAAGCGATTGACGGTTTGGAATATTCTTTGACCATTTAACAAATCCCTCTGGGTATGCCTCGATAAAAGACATTCCTTCTTTCAATCCATCAGCTACACGATCTCCTTCTGACTTAAAATATATATCAAGAGCCTTATGGAATGCGTTACCCAATACGCCAGAGACGTTGTGAGCTGTATCTATAACATCCCCATTTATATATCTGATACGGAACATCAGCGGGTTTGTCGAGAAGAGTGATATTGAGGAAGGGGACAAGTGATCAACTGGAAAATTGTATCCGATCCTGTCATCACATGTAGCCTTATCCCTGTGGGATACTTTCGGCATCGATCGTAGTTTCTTCTCCTTTATCTTCACCACCTTTGTTGTTTTCTTTTTCATGCTTTTGCACTTTCTTATTCTTGTTTTCGCCCTTTATTGTATCTGCCACAAGAGCACCCATGGGCATTCCTGATGACAACCTATGAGCTTCATCCATACGATCGGAAATAATACTATCTTTATTATCTTCCGCGATCGCCATATTGAGACGCTCATTTTTTGGAGCAAGTTTTGCAGCCTGTTTTAATACCGTCTTGCGCCACATCCACCCTTCCGGATCGTTTGCGTCGTTCCACGGACTAAAGTTTGTTCCAAAAGATTTAGAAAAGCGATTTGCCATTAAGAGTATTTCATCTTTATTCATAAACTTTTCAACTTTTCCTCCTGCCTGTGTGGTGATTATTGCATATGCACCCATCTTCTCTCCGCGCTCCTCCTTTGTTTTGAATGGGTCTATCTGATGCGTAATTGATCCGTTTATAATTGAGAATATGTCATTCTTTCTGACTTCCTCTGAAACAACTGATTTCGCTCCCGCTGCATAAAGCAGGGTAACGATACCCTGATATCCGAGCTGGAACTGTGCTTCGAGTACACCCTTCTTTTTATTCTCATAGGGGAGTACGAATGCTTCTCCTGATACAGCTGACGGCATGAACCCCAGCTGGGCCATGATCATAAAACTATTGATCAGACTGTCGGTCGTACAATCAAATAAAGCAGGAAGTCTTTGTATGCTAGACATCATGCTCGATAAGAACTTGAGCGCCTGTCTTGAGTCTCCAAAATAATTTTGGATCTGTTTCATATACTCGTTTCCAACGAGAGATTTTAAACTATTTAATTTCTCCTTGTTTGGAACCGATAGTGTGTTTTGATCTTTTGTCATTTTCGTAGGGTTTAATTTTAATCTTTTTATCCTTTACTTTTTCCCACCGCTTCTTTCCCATCTCACTAAAATGCTCTCTTCCGTGCTTCTTCAAAGTTTGAGATCCTCCATAGTGTCCGAGAGCTGACATATAGATATCTTTTTTAGTCTTCTTACCTTTTGCTTTTGCCATATCAGAATAACGCTATAATAGGGGAGTATATGACGCTCACGGTTCTCGTGAGTATATCTCCTCCGTTGCAGATGTTTCCTTCTTGCATACAGGCGATAGAGAATACATACCAGATCACTCCGATAAAGATGTATATGTTTATTGCCGTAAGTGTACTCCACGCAACTCCGTTTAATATTTTCTTCATGTGTTCGTGTTTTTGTTTTTAATCGACTTTATATTTTCAGTATACATTATAATAAAAATATAGCAAGCGTTGCATACGATAGTTACATACAAAAATACCGCATAAATACTGCGGTATTATATACTATAGAAAAGTTATGCACACTCTATTGAATATCGAGTAAAGAATCAGATCGATGTTTGATCGGATGGAAATCTACTGACTCGTAGAAATATAATCGTATACCGGCGCGCCACAACCACTTTGGCATCCATCGAGGTCTTGGCTTCACCGCCTGCCTTAATAACTCTATCCCACTCACAAGATTTTTTTGTATTTCCTTGCGAGCTATCTTTGCTTTTTTTGAACTCATAATTTTATTATCCCCGAACTTCGACTGTATCCTCGTCCGGTAAGGATATTTTCCCGACAGATTTTAATTCTATTATCCTCCGTAGATCTAATATCTTTGCGATAAGATCTTCTATGATCTTCGCAGCGAAAGTACGCTCCATATTCTCTATGAGATTTCGCGCATAGTCGTTCGATAACTTTGATCCGTAGCATAGTGTTGGTTGTAGAGCTCGATGAGGAACTATATTGTATGAAGGAACAAATATGTATTTTTGTATGAGTTGCTGATCTATCCATCGCACCGACTCTTCTTGTTCCGGAGTTGGTACGTTCTCCATCATATTCCCAACAAGACAGAATGATATCGCGATGCCATCTTTATTATAGCCAAACTGTGCAGCAGTCTCATAACCTACGGTCCGTCCTTGTGTGATACGTCCATTCGATTCTATAACAAAATTATATCCGATCCATTTTCCAGTAATAGGATCTCTAAAATCTGGCCAGCGGGATCTATGAAACTGATCTATCTGCTCCGCTGTCTCGAGAGTATTGCCGGCCGAGTGATGGAATACCTTGTACTTTGTTTTTAAAGGTATATACGACTGTGCATATTGTATCACTATTTTGTGTTCGTTTTTCATAGTGTATATGGTTTTATTATTACTTCTATTCTATCTTGTTCTCTTTCGCTGGGGATTTTATATATAGTAGCTTTATATATGAAACGGTCATCTTCTATATAGCCACGCTTTACAAGAATATCCTGAAAACATTTTATAAAATTATCATAATCACTTGTCTTGTGATATTTTAGATGGAACCGATACTCAATCTCTACAATACCTCTAAGCATTCTTTTCTTAGGAAGGGTGTATAAACAGATCTCTTCAAACTCTTTATATTCAGGAGTTTTAAATCTTCTTCCTTCCCAGGCATCATTTACCGACAATGGATGTTCATCTAATGCAGTCGATATGCTGTGTCTATTTTCTACTTTGGGCATATTGCATTATGATAGTTGCTAATTCCGCCAGAGCTTCTTTTTTCCCTCGATATACCCCTTCAAGACCTGGGGAATATATAGCGACTGCTTTTATTTTTTTATAAAAAACTCCATACCTCATAGCAATATACAATATGTCTTCGGTCCTGAAACGGTCAATATTCGCTTTCAGATGGTCGAAAGAGTTGGTCATAAGACGAATAGGAGTCCCTCCTTGTGGATTCTTTATTGCTATGACGAACTTCGGATCTGGATCCATTGCCTTATATATTCTGTCGATGATGTTCATGGTTGCTTTGATATTTTATTCATTATTGAGATAACCTCATCTGGATATGTTGACGTTTTGTTGTAACTTTCTAATTTAGATCGTGTGTCTCCTTTATAATATACACTTGTTCTCGGATTATTTCCACCAAGATTACGAGCAACAATATGGATAGATTCGCTAAAACTACTAAAATCTATTCTACAACTCCCCCATCCAAACGGATTGAAACCACACGCATGTTTTCCTCCAGTCGACTCCTGTATGGCTATAGCGGGCAATAAACGCCAGTCCAGACCGTTTTTATTTGATTCGCGTACCATTTCATCCCCATATCCAGCAAGGGGCATATCTCGGAGAGCAAAATAAGAATCAATCTTTTTTGCATTTATAAAGATATCCGCTTCGTCTGGGGTAACGTCCTCAATCATGGGGATATCCAAGTTCGGTATAACATGCGCCAGCTCGTATTGAGGCGTATAAGATATCGGAGCCACCAAAAGTATTAGTGCCGTCGTAAAGGCAGCAAATATAGTTCCCATATAAAACTATAAGGATTTTGAGAACTTACCCAAGCTATTCTTCTTGAGGTAGTTTCTACGCACCCATCCGATGACGAAATATATAGCAGAAACTACTACAGTGAATCCAGATAAAATGGTAGTAACTGCCTCTATAATTGAATCAACTTCGCTCCCATCAATCGGTTTTCCAATCAATGCAGATACGAGGACAATAGCTCCCGCTAGTCCAGTGAGTGTAGATTTTACTCTAAGTGCGATCCCTTCTCCTGTTGAAGATACGAGCCACGAAGGAATCTCATATTTATTTTCGTCAATCATAATGAAATATTTAATATTTAATACGGCTGACACACCGTAGGTCTTCCCTACAGTATACCTCAAAAATAAAGGGCTCGCATCCGTCCCTGTGGATTAAAAGTCGGAGGTCTCGGAATACACCTTTTGGCGTCCACCACCACCGAGGATAGAGTAGTCTCCCCGTAGTAATAGATTAAAAACACCGTAGATAAGAGACGCGAGTATCATTCCTAGAATGACCCCAATAATTATATTCCCAAATATACGCTCGTGATTTTTCATTGTTTTATGGTCATCTCGAGAGACTTTTGAGCAGTCTCTGTCATCAACCGATCTATTTTATCTATTTTATCCCTCTTTATTTCAGGTGTCAAGGTAGATGATTTTAACACACGATCTTTCATATCTGCCATTTGAGATAATTGATCCCGCACATTGGTATAGTATTGGCTAAGTTTTAGTTCTGGATGATCCGAAAAATATGCCTGTGCCTCCTCTTTTTTTCCATCCTCCATCAACTTCTTATAATATTGGAACCCTGCTGTTGATCTGTCCGACGTATCATAAAACTTTGAGACGCTTTCACTATTGTATCCAATAGGTTCCTTAATCATGAACGACTTTATAATACTGAAATCTTCTAACTTCTTTGCGGGGCGTTCTATGGGATTCGCTATTCCTGTCCCTTTTAAAATGAGATCCATCCCGCTCGATACATAATCTCCGAGTCCAGCAAAATATCCTTTCAAAACGTTGTCGATTTTAATAGGGGATAGTGATAACCATTTTCCGAGGATCTTCGAAAACTCGTGTGAGTATTCATTATACTGCGCTTCTGAAGGGAGGTTCTCCTTTGAAGGAGACACGAGATTTCTATCTAAGAAAAGACTGTAATTTGTTGCATTTTCAATCCACGGAAGCAAAAAGGTGGGTAGTACTCCAGGAGTTGCCCCATTCATTATGGAGGTAAATATACTATCAAACACATCTGAATCTTTTTTATCTATATATTCAAGCATACGCTCTGGGAGGGATCCAAATATTATTCCGAGTTCAAACGGTTTCGGTATTCGATATATATGGTTATCAGTCATCACAATCCAAAATAGATCCTTCTGCCATTGTGGGATCTCTTTCCAGCGAGGATCGTCCCGATTAACTAGGTAGAGCAAAATAGATGGCAACGTGATAGCCATAACTGTCTTTAGTGTAGTCTGATATGGACGATCTTTGAACGCACGTATCATCTTGTCTTGTGCCTGTAAGCCTGCGTTGAAGAATGAGACAAGCATATTTATAGCTTTCGTTTTTGATCCTATTCTTGCGAAATCAAGCGTTACTTCACGGGAGGCGTATGCAGCTGATATAGGATCAGCACCACGCTTTAACGCCTTCTTCGCCTCCCCGAGACGCGTCCCCGCCTCTCCTACTTCGCTCAACGCCTGTAAAAGTTTTAGAGGATTCTTGACATATTGTAAGGACTTTGCTCCCTTTGAAGCGAGTACATCCTCAAACGTCTTTTTATTGAGATATTCTCGATCGAGTGATACAAGTGCCGCATGTTCCCCACCTCCCATACGCCATAACCAGAATGCGTCATCTTGCTTAAATAAAGAATATGCTCCTCGTGCTAGATCAACGACAGGAATAAATCCATATTTTGAGTAAACGAAAGCCGTCAACTGATCACGCGCTGGATTACGAATCATGAAGTCAGGAGATAGTGTTGCTCCTGCGCGGAGGAACTTTGCCGGATATGAGAGTATTCTTAATACTAAAGCAACGTCCTCCTGTCCTAAACCTTGCATAGATCTATATATAGCGGGATCTACCTGGAAGTACTGCGCTTTCCCATCGATGAGAACAGATACTATATTGTCCTTATTGATCATCGACGGTCTGAATATATTTATAATTTGATTAGATAATTCAGATGGTATTGTCTCGGAAAGTTTTGTATCAAAATTGACCCCCGTCATCTGCTTCATTGCTTGATCTATAATATCCCCCGCATTCACACTTGCGACTTTTGTTTGGGGAGTGGGGACTGGTTCAAACAGCTTTCCTAATTCTGGACTCATCTTCGACATATTGACTATAGCCATTGCGACAGCATTCCGTTCGGATGCGTCTATAATAGCAAACGTATTTCTCACAATACTTTCGAGTGGATTTATAATATCTCGATCAGATCCTCTTATCTTCTTTATTTGTTTTGAAACATTTGCAATACCCTTTCCCATATATCCTGATGCTTGGAGTTCTTCCATAACACGATAAAACGGCACATAGTCAGGGTTTAATGCGCGTATCTTTTCCATAAACTTTGAATCATACAACCCACTCTGTTGACCATACGCGAGTACTTTATCCTGATAGGTATATAGATCTTCTGCCACTCCATTAATTTCTTTATGTTTACTCTCTAATTCCTTGACCGCTTGTCGTGCGTCGACTACATCTATCCCTGTTTTTATACCTCGTTGTGATAGAGATATAGATCTTCGCGCAATGAGATAGGTACTAAGATCTGCAAGTCCGCCATCCTTCTCTTGCATGGGGGACACTATTTCTTTAAAACTTTTCCCCGTAAACTTAGGGATCGTTACTCCCTTCTCGTTTATGCTCCAAAATGCACGGTCAAAGGTCCCTTTCTCAAGGAATGTTTCTGCCTTTCCAACCCATCCGCGTAATACACGTGCGAGAACATACGGATTTTCTTTTGCTGGTAACTCGCCGTTCTGTTTCTTGGCCATATCTACATACTCCTTTATCGGATGGAGATCATCCATAGCATTCTCGTAGAGTTGGTGATATTTCTCCACAATAGTATCAATAGCCTTTTGTTTATTCGTCCCCGCAGGATCGTAAGATATCTGACTCATAACCTTTGCCGTAGATGGCATGTCTTCCCAGCGTAGATAATCACTCTTTGCTTTTTCTATCGTTTCTTTTACCTCTGGAAACTCCTGTATTCTACTTTCAAAATAGGAGTGAAACTTTGGAGAGATATCGAATGCACGTTTTGGTTCAGTCATGTAGTAGCGTAGAAACTCGGAGAACGCTTCTCCTTGTCTACGTCTCAATACCTTCGGAGGATCAATATATTCAATGAGCAACGCTTCACGTTCTGCCTCCGTTATCTTCTTAGAAAATTGTTCTACGTTATAGTCTATAAAGTGGCCCACCTCATGAAAAATAGTTGAGAGATATCCTTGTTTGAAACGTATCACGTTTTGTTTTGTCTTGAATATTCCAGCCGCTCTCTGTCGGAACTTTCCACGTCTAATCGGAACATTCAACTTTTGCTCCAACTCTTTCACAATATCAGACCTCTTCACGATGGCATCTATCTCCGCCTGTGCTTTCGGACTAGATGGTTTGTTTAGATTTTTTGGTGTAAAAGCAAGTGATTCGCCTTCCTTAGACGATCTCTCCAAAACAACGGGATTCTCCTGTGCCTTGTTCCATATGTCAGTTAGTTGCGATTGGAGTCCTTTCTCCCCAATATGTGTTGTAATTACACCTTCTGGAATAGGGGCGAGTGTTTTTTTACTAAGAGTTTGATTGAGTTCTTTTTGTAGATCTTCATACTTGGCAATATCCTCTGGAGGTACATCCTCGATCGTTTTACCAAGATATTTCTCTCTCATTGCTTTCATCTCGGTATATATTTCGGTTTCTCGTTTAACGAAAGCGTCTTTCTCCTGCAAATATTTCTGATATTCTGGAGTAGTTGGTATTTTGTCTATATTGCTCGTGTAATAATTCACAAACTCCTCTGCACTCTTATATTTTTTAGCTTCTTGTACGAGGGGGGATTGAATTATATTATTCTTCACTCTATCCCGTGTAGTATCTCGTACTGGTGATATTTTCTGATCCCCACTTTCTTTCTTATAAACTAACTCACTAAAATCTAGGTTATCTACGCTCACGAGATCTTTCGGATTCACCTCATATTTGTAGACCTTCGGCCCTCCGAATCCTCTAGTATCTTGTGTCGTATAACTACGCGCCATCTTCGGATCCGCGGTGAGAAACGTTCCATCCTTGAGAGTTTCCCCTTCCTTTCCTGCACGATATACTTTTACTAACCCCCCACTCTCTACCGCATCTGCGAATCTCTTTCCATGAAGAGTCCTTAATGTCCCATAATCAAGCGTATCTGATCTATAAAAAGGACCAACCTTTCCAGCTATACTCAACTCGACTTCTATAGGATCCTTTTCGGTGTTGTCTACGTTGTTATTTATCTGTTCGACTGGTTGATTTACTTCCTCTGTTTTAAACTTCTGGTATAGATCAGTACCGGATTCACTCGGCTGTGTTCCTTGCTCTGTTTTTTGTTGTGATCCCTGTGTCTGCATAATCCCAGCGCCTGCTCCTATCATCCCTCCTGATATAAACGCAGATCCGAACTCTTGCAATATGTCTCCGCTAGTAACGTAATTTTTTGCTTGTTGAACAATGGCGTCGCGATCTTCTGGTGTCTTTGCGTTCCGATAATCATTCGCATATTTAATAAGAGTCTGTGCGACTTCTGTTCCTCCTTCTACTACGCCTGTGCGAGCGAAGTCTTTTCCTTGTTTTTTTAGTATCGCAACGATAGATCCTTTAATAACTTCCGCTGGTTCGCGTAGTATCTTTCCAATGTATTCTCCGAGGATCTCATCTCCAATAACGTCAACGGCTATATTGCCAAGACTTTCAACTTTCCCTCGTTCTTGTATCTGCTCATTTGCCGATAGAGCAGACCAATATAAACCACCGATAGTCCTTCCTACGTTTGGATTTTTCGTAATTGCAGTAGTACCGAGAGCAAGAAGTACACCGATGACTGTTTGTGGTGCGGTGTTCTGAATGTTGAAAGCGAGTTTTTTAATAGGATCCACACTCGCGTCGCTCTTCGCTTCATTTAAAAGATTCTGATAATTCTCATATCGCTTTTCGAACTCGCCACGGCCGATAGAATTGACAATAGAGAACGCTTTAAGAGGGAGGTTGCTCGTCGCTTCATTTATAAGCTGCACGGCATCTTTTCCCTCTGGTGTATTTATATATTCAAGTATTTTTTTTTCAGCATCTGTCTTAATTTCTTTGATTGCATTCTGTCCTTTTATAACTTGACCAACGAGTGGAATATTCTCAATCGCCGTTTTCAATAACGGGCTCTCTTGCATCTTCTTACCCGTCGATTTTATAAGATTCGATATAGTGTCGGCGATTTCTATTCCTGTACTCGCCACACTACCTAAAAAGTTTGATAGAGACATCTCTCCCCTACTCTTGGGTGTATCCCCTTTTTCGTTATTTGTTTCAGAAACAGAGGCATCCGATAGGGGAGGGGAGACCTTCTGACCACTCTTTTCCGCCTGAAATTGACTATACAGGTCGTTTTTGCCAGTTTGTGTAGTAGATGCGGTCTGTTCTGGTTTCTGTGCCTCTGGGACCGTTTTTTGCTCATTTGTATCCTGTTTCCTTTCTGATTGGAATTGAGCGAATAAGTCAACGGGACCAGTCTGCGCGATCGGTTCTGTTGGAGTTGCTGCTTCGTCCTTCTTTCCAAACAACCATCCGAATAATCCCCCGCCATTTTTTTTAGTTTCTGTAGATGTTGTTGCTTTTTGAGAAGGTGATGGTGCTCCGGATTGTGATTGTTTAAATTGGGCGTATAGATCCGGCATAGTATTTCATTTTATTAATTCATGAACGGGTATTTGAAAGGTTGAATATTAAACCCTTCTGTCTTTACAGCCTGATCGAGTACCCAATAGAAGAATGAAGAATCAGACGATGCTTTATCATAATTCTCCTGTGGTGCTTTTTGTTGAGCAAGGAATCTATTGACTGCCGATTTTTCGTCCGTCGTCGGTTTAAACGTCCCACCACTCTTTTCTTTTAGAAAATCTCCATAGGTCCCTTTCCGTCCCGCAAGAGCCCATTCCTGATATGAAGCAGGATAGTCTTTCAATTCGTTTGTCTTTTTAGTGAGAGGTACAAGAGTGCTGTCTCCTGTTATTCCGTAGAGTACCCCGTCGATCTCTTTCATGCCTCCTGGATACTTTCCATTTGCCTGTTCGTACGATACTCCGAGATCAAACTCTTTCTTCACTGACTTACCAGTCATAGGATCCAATTCAACACGCATGATTCCTGCATTTCCATTTGGAAGTTTTACATTATAATCAGTTGACTTCTTCTTCATATTATCGGGAAGATTGCTGTTATAGAACGATTCAAACTCGAGCGCATTCATTCCTGATCTGTTTAATATGTTCGTATATTGTTGTTGTGATAGTTCATCAAGAGATACCCCATTCTTAGCCAGATATGAAATATTGGTTTGGGTCTCTTTTTGTTTGTCTTGTAGATACGAGATATACTCTTTCGCATTTTTCTCACGTAGAAGTCTCTCCGCCTCGATATCTTTTGTCGCCGTCTCATCTGCTCCAGTGAGAATAGTTTGTATCTTTGCATTTCGTTCTCTCTCTACATCACTAACAATTCCCGCATTATAATTTTGGACCTGATTCGTTTGAGTTTCTTCCATTCCAGTACCACCGATGCCACGCACATTCTGTACGGCCCGTAGCTGTCCCGCTCTTTGTTTTCCTTCCTGTTCCTTCGTGGCGCGAAGAGTATCGTATGTTGAGTTCACTGCGTCAAGATACGACTGCACGCGAGTCCTCGCATTTGATCGTATTGTTTCTTCTTCTGCTGCAGTAAGGGCTTTCCTCTTGTCCTCGGTACCGAATAACTCCTGACGGGCAGTATCAATCTGACTGTTAGTCGTATTCTTGCCAGATAAAACTTCATCAATAGTTGTTCCTACATCGTAACGGGGCACCTTTTGACCCGTCGTTTGATTAGAATCTGAACCAGAATCATATAGTGATCCGGTTGGATTTGATTTTGTTGGCGTTTTGCTATAGTTTATTCCGTTTATTACTGGCATAATATTATTGGTTTTGGATTAAAACTCCGTATTAGTTGTTATCAATGAGTACCCTGCTGCTCCCGTGCCTCCTGTGGTACTTCCGTCTCCAGATCCTCCATCATTTGATACTGATCCACCCCCATCTCCTCCGTCAGCATTTGCTGGGTCGCCAGCTCCAGTGCCTCCAGTTCCTCCCGCTATCGTTACAGTTCCTGTATTAGCAGTTATAGTGCCAGCATACATTCTGAACGTTCCTGCCCCCCCTCCTCCACCACCACCAGAAGTAGTAGCTCCATTGGAATTAGAGCCATTTTTCCCAGCCACTGATATTCCAGACGTAGTCGTAAAATTAAGTGCGCCGCCACATTCAATATACAGTGCACCACCTCCTCTCCCTCCAGCACCAGAAGCAGTGCTACCTCCGTTTGTAGATCCAGATCCTCCTCCGCTTCCTGGAATAAGATCAAGTAGTTTATAGAGATATATAGATTTTATAGAAGTCTTCGAATTGAAAGATTGTGTTGCTAGAGCATCATGTGCTCCATTAGATTGTTTACCACCGCCTCCGGCAGATATTTTTATGGGTCCGATTCCGTACGATACAGTTCCAGCATCTCCATTTAAGTTAGTTCCGACAGCTGCACCACCAGGAGCTCCCATACCACTTGCATCTATCATAGGAGCTGCGGATGACGTAAACGTACAATCTCCTTGAGATTTTAATATTATAGTACTCCCATTTCCATGTGGATTTGAGAACATTAATGTCCCCGTACCAGTTATAGATATTGATGAGTAATTCTTAGTAACGACAGAGGTTGTAGCAAGGTCTATCGTAGTCGTTCCAGAAGTTATCGATAGAGCGCCGTCTGTTCCAGTACCACCAAACTTACCAGAATTATAAAAAGACGTATCTATCTTTCCGACAGAATTAGCACGAACTATTTTATCAGCCGTTGTGCTTGTGGCGGTGTCAGCGTTTGTAACATATTTATTTGTTCCGCTTGGAGTTCCTGACGTACCAGCGAGTGCATCATTTTCTGCCTGTGTTGGAACCCTTGGATCGTTATCCCCGACAACAATAGGATTTGTCGTACTTGCTGGGTCCACACTAATTTTAGCTGTTCCACGAGTTGTCGTGGCCATAACTACTCCTCCTGCGACAATTTGTGCATCTACATATGTCTTATTACAGAGATCATTTCCAGTCGCACATTGTGTAGAGGTTTGTGGTGGAAGTGTGAAAGTTGATTGTCCGACAACATCTAGTGTTCCAGTAACCGTCGCATTATTACTGATAGTTGTAGGAGATAAAATTGTTTGTGGCGATGTAGTTGTTATCGATAGTGAATTGGTGTCTACATATCCCTTAGAAATAAGTTGAGTAGAAGAAGAATAAACTTGTGATGTAGATGCGTATTCAAGACGATTAGGGAGTGTCTCTTGCCCGTTCAATATACGAGCTATAATTCCTAGAACTGGATAGTCAGTCATTTTAACAGACGATCCAATGCGGTGAGCTTTTTTGAGTGATGCTACTTCAAGATCTCCATCAATCGGATCTATCCCACGAATCATAGAAGTGATAGCTGTAGAAGACGCAGTGCCACATACGAACTCCTGTGTGGTGAGTCCTTCGTCTATCGTGAAACACATATATCCAGATAGAGAAGTTCCGGCAGAATTAGTCCCTTTTACCAAGGTCATGCTCGTTGCGCTACTCGATATAGTTGCTGCAAGCGAAGTAGAAAAGTCTGCGATTGCGATAGGTATTGTTCCACCGACGGATTGTGGTGATGCTTGATGAATACCGAATAAAGATCCAATAGATATCGCGGCGGCAGTTACGACGGACGCTATTGTTTGAAAGAGTGAATTAAACATATTTGTAGTATAGCAATTTTATTAATAATTTTCTTTTATATATGTGGATTAAACATTATATCTGCTCGGTAATTTTGGTCCGTGCCTCGTTATATCAAAGTGTTCATAGTTCGATACCCCTGCATATCCGATCTCGAGTGCCTCAAAACGTATCTTCGCACGCTGAAACTTTCCAATAATTCTTCGCGCGTCAAACTCACGCAAATAGTGATATGCAATAGCACCATCGCTTCCTGCTCCAATGACTTTTTTCCCGAGTGTCTGCGATCCGATATTTACTGATTGACTCGTATCTACATATGCAGCACCTCCTTCTATGTCCCCAATAACAATAGACGGCCCATTATCGAGAGAGAGCGATACACGAATAATTTGATCGGGTCCTATGTCTCCTTCAACTCTTAATTTACGAGACTTCTTGAGCTCGGTTATTTTCATCTCGTCAAGGTTCCCTTCCCAATAGTTGGGAATCTTAGACCCGTCATCATCAAAACCAGAGAACAATTCATACACGTTATTATCCATAGAATGTCCACCCATAAGAGCCCCATCAAAGGTAGAACAATCTCGTACACGATAATCTAGTACGTCCCACGCTTTCCATAGGCGGTTATACACGAGCATCATGTTATTCACTGGAGCGTTATTTGAATCTACGCTATCTGATGTTCTACACCCAATTAATATAAAATCTCCAAACTCAAACAAGACTGCATCGTCAAAGCGATAGTCAGAAAGATCAAGCTGTTCTGATATAGAGATCGGTATATCTTCCGAGGATCCTACATCAAACTTAATAAGACGTACTTTTACATCATTCGAATTGCGCGCATCTACAAAGAATACTCCATCACCGGTTGGGCATGCTCCTCTTAAACTCTGCACTCCAATATTATCACGCCACACTCTATTCTCTGCGTTCGTGTCGTCATCAGTGAGAACTAAACGGAATACTTTAAACTCATGTAAGCAATAATCATTGTCTTTGTATGACGCAACGGTTTTTATAGCTCCTCCGTCTCCTTGTGGAAAATACTCTCCTTCACCAGCTACGCGAGGCGTTGAATGCCCAAAATCTGCTATACCATCAACCGTAGAATCCTCCCATTGATATGTCGCCGTAATGCTTTGTAAGTTCGTTACGTTCGCGTTGAAATGAATCACCACTGCACCCGTGGCATAATTTATAGTTCCATATCCTCCCGCTGATCCAGTGAGTGTTCCGTTTCTATCATCAGCAAAAGTCTCTGTTCCGTCGGTTACTGATACGCTAAAACAAGTTCTCTTCGCTCCCGCCGCTTTAAACGCCAATGTTGCAGTATAGTCCTTCGTTGCTCCATTTCCAGTTCCGATAGCCTCGGCAGAAACAGTTGTATACGTACGTGCGTCAATAAAAGATAAGTTGAGCCCCGTCTTATCTTTTGCACGTCCCCATAGTTTTATACGATTGAGTTGTATCTTTATCCATCCAGAAAAGTTCAGATTTGCGTCTGCTTGTGATACTTCACTCGGAGGAATGGTACTGTCTCCCTTATTGAGCATTACTTTATAAAAGATCCCAAGTGGGCTATTGAGCCATAGTTGTGCTCCTGCAAATGTTTCTATTTCGTCCATAGTTACGTCTTCACCATCTGCTCCCGCTGGAATAATATCACTACCAACTTCTATAAATAATTCAGTCGCCGCGTTATAAAATACGAGTTTTGTTGCGTATGTTTTAAACATTACCTCTCCACCACCAACTTTGTGCGCAGTAAAAACACCGGTTACTTTTCCGATCCCATCATCAGCCCCCATGCGTTTATATCCACGACGGAGCTCAATATGATCTCCCATAGTCATCCAGTTCAGAGATCGTGAAGCTGCGCCCGCTGGAATACTTTTCGCTTCTACGGAGTCAATGATTCCCTTAGTAAAGTTTTCAACGCGGTGTATTATCATTTTCTAGTTTTAATATATTACATTCGGATCGTATTGTGGGTCGTATGTAGATCGAGAAGAAGAACGTTTCAGCCGCATATCCCAGCGAGCCAAACGATCCATAAGAACCTTCTCTTCTACTCTCCACCGATCATCCCATGCGCGGACCTTCTCTCCAGTATTTACTGGATAGTATAATTTTGCTGCAACAATAGGTATGAGTAAGTGGGCCCAACTCGGAAATACCCACGACGTATTCTCGTCTATATCAGGACTTTCAACTGTATGAGCAAGATAGATTGTTTGTCCTGACTGTGGGGCACCACAAATAAAGAACGTGCCGTCTTTCATTTTTATATAATATTTGTGGCTTGCATCTTTAAATAATTCACGACTTTCGAATAAAACTGGCTCATATCCAATACGATCATTTCCGACACGTAGCGATAGAGCATTTATGAAACGAGAGGGGAGTGTCTTTGCAGTCAGATAATTCCCAGAAGTAACCTGTGAAGAATCTATCTCTTTGAGTATCTCCCAGGCACGATCGGATTCTACCTCGTTCTTTGCAAGATTAAAGAGCTGATACGTAAGTTCATCGCTTAATTTATCATCAACCATTTCCTCAAATGCTGCCCTTAATTGTGCGCCTGTTAGATTCGTCATTATTTTGAGAATAGTTTAATAATATTCTGGAAGAACTTTACGACATACTGTATTAATTCTTTTATGACGTGCATAAAACCGAGATCTAATTTAACCTCTTCGGCGCTTTTATCGTAGAATATAATGTTACCGTATACGCATTCTCTGTCGATTACTTCTCTTGGAAAATAATACATACCGGCATCACCGATTTCTGACCCATTTGAGAGAATAGCGATCATATATAGTTCTCCATCTAATTTCTGCCACCCTAAGAAATAGAATGAATGGCCACTCCCTCCATCTTCATATACCTTAGGTATGATACCGTCGCGCGCAGAGTTCCAACTATAACGCCACAAAGCACCAGTTTGAACTGCCTGTGATTTTATACGGCCGTCATATATCGCAAAACGGATAGCGTCGAATAGATCTATTTTCCCATATGGATTTATAAATAAGAATGACTCCTTTTTATGCTCCTCGGCTTTTTTGAATTGTTCCTTACTCCAATTATTTTTATCAAGAATAGTTGACCTTTCTTCGTCGATTGTATGTGTGCTATCTATCTTCTTGAGCGATCCATAATCTACTTGAGATTTTGCAGAATCACGAAGGTTTGCGCCCCATGTATCGGTACGACCCTCTTCAATCTTCGTCGCCATCATAGTAAAGAGAGGGTCAAGTTCTACGTGCTCCTGTAATTCAGATACCCCAGTCCCCGCAAACGCACTACAGTAATCAGTGTTTTTCTGGTCCTTTACCCCGAGGATCTCACCAGCAAAAAACTCATCAGGCAAAACAGAAGGATCCTTGTCATCTCCAAAAAGACTTCCGAATTGGAAATCACGAAGGTCTGTCGGAAGTTTATTTAATCCGTATTCTACTATATTTTTTGCTTGTGTATATTTTGTATCGTTCATGATTGTTTTTTAGGGAGACGTTCTTCCATGGTTGTTGATAATCTCGTTATTTCATTTGTAAGTGTATTCACCTGCGAAATAAGGCCGTCCACTTTTACATCTACCGTATGTATGTGGTTCTGCGCTATGGTGGTCGCTGTATCTAATCTGACCCCCATATCTGCAAACCTTTTCTCATTCGATTCCTTTTCCCATTGCATACGTTGTTCGAGGAGCGCGTCCTTTTTTTCAGATTTTACTTGTGGATTTCTAAAGTATAAAAATGCTCCGAATATAATTCCGATAATAGTGAGCCCAGATGTTATTATGCTAAGAATATCTAATACGTCCATAGAAATTATATATTTATCTTGCAATTCCAAAACCGATAAGTCGACTTCTTGTGTTTGGTGTATAGGTAAGTTTTAATTCCCCACGAGCTCCATTTCCAGAAGTACTATAGTTGTATCCCCCAGCCATACCACCCCCTCCACCGCCTGGTATAGCACCATTTCCCGCATTTCCACCTCCATAAGAACCTCCTCCTCCTGCTCCTGGAGCGTTTCCATCACCCGCGTTACTTCCACCACTACCACCCCCTCCTCCCGTGGCACCAGAGCCAGAATTACCTCCATTACAGCCATTCGAACAACTTGAAGGGGTTGACCCATTTGCACTCGCACTTGCTCCTCCACCTCCTCCACCTCCTCCATAGGACACCACACCTCCACCTCCTCCACCAGTGTAAGTAACATCACCAACGCTTGCCCCACCATTTCCAGCACCCTTGACGGTTTCCGTATTTATAAAATATGTATCACTACCTGCATCTCCAGTACCATTTCCTGTTTTACCAGATCCTCCAGTACCGACTACATATGAATAACTATTTCCAGGCACAACGGTTATTGTCTTTTTTCCATATCCTCCAGCGGCACCTCCTCCCGCTGTAGAACCTCCATAGTTCGCGTTTCCTCCGCTACCAGCACCCCACGCTTCTACAATAACAGAAGTAACTCCCGCGGGAGCGACCCACGTTCCACTCGTCGTAAACGTTTCTGTAGTTGGACCAACTGCAAATGATTCACTAACCATTCCTACGAATAGGAATAGTATAATTATGAAAGTGAGGATTTTGTTCTTCATGCTTTAAGGTGTTGTATACCAAATAGTAAAACCGAACTGTGTTGACGAGGCAGCAGTCGTAGATAGTCTCATGATCCCATTTGTTGGGACCGTAGTACTTGCGGTGGCCCCAAACGTACCAGTCGCGCAACTTGTCGTTGTTGCGGCAGCATAACATGATGGAGTAGTTGTTGAAGTAACTGCCGTATATGAAGAGAATAATTTTGATGCAGTAGATGTCGAAGTCTGTCTGCTTCCATTAAATATTAAATTGAACGTAACAGTATCTCCAGTGCTTTTATTTACCGCGTACACTTTTTGTATGGTAGACGTCGCATTGAACGTCATAAAATAATCATCTTCTGTAGCAGTAGGGGATTCAATAACAAATGAGTTTGAATACACCGGAGTTGTCGCTGTGGATCCTATAGTGATCTGTCCTGGTGTTGAAGTTGTTATGGATATGCCAGTTCCTGCGACAAGATCTCCCCATAGAGGAGTAGTGGACGATGCCATCCATAACTGACCCGTATTTACTGGAAGTGTTATGGTTGCTTGTTTCCCACCAAGTTGTGATTGTATGCCAGAGGATACACCGTCGAGGTATTGGAACTCGGTATTAGATACCGATCCATTTGCAATATTCGCCGAATCAATAGGTGCCGTTAGAAATGAAGAAGTGTCTACGCTCACTGGATTGTATATAGCTCCAAATGATGGTATCGCAAAATATGCGGTTACCATCAATCCAGCAATAATAGGAACAATAAAATATTTCTTGTTCATAGATTTTATTTATAAGTTACTGTGAGCGTTGAAGTCGAGCTCGACGCTATGGCCGTGATGATTCCCTTATAGAGATTCATCTCGTTGATCTCATACGCTCCTCCGTTTGCATTCAAACGTATACCGCTGTTTGCCGTTGCGGCAGATCCGAGTTTGAGCCATATCGTGTTTGCACTATCGTTCACGATGACTGCATATCTACGCCCTGTATCAAGAGGGAGAACAGTTGTAGAAGTTGATGACTTTACAGATACTGCCGTATTTGTAGGCGCATCTATAACGTTTGGATCACTCGCTCCAGATAGAGGCTGTAGTGATCTTCCCTGATCATAATAGATTCCTCCGATCAAGAATCCGACTATGAGAGAGATCCCGATATAAAATATTAATGATTTCTTCATGGTTTTTTTATTACTATTGATACGAAACGATTTATCGCTTCATACTCCCCCCATAAGAGGGAGGGAGAAACGATCAAAGGTTATAATGATCATCTACTTAAAACCCGATCACACACGCTTTTACGGTGCTTGTCGCTAGGTTTACACTTGCGGCATCAGCATCAGGTTGAAATAAATTAACAAGGATTGTATTCGCTGCATTTACATCAGCACGTAAAGCTAATTCTTGTGTGCTAGTTGCAAATGAAACGATAACTTGATCACCAAGACTTGCGGTCAAAGTGAGTGAAGTAGTTGCAGTCGTTGTAGACGTAACTGCACCAGGATTCCACGAAGTTGAGGTACAATTCAAAGAATTGATAGTAGTCCCGCTATCGAGACGGAACGACGTTCCGTTGATAACTCCAGCAACAGTTCCTACGAACTGGCCCGAACTATTAATAACTTCTACTCCAGGAGATCCTGCCTGAATCCCTTTCGTAAATATTTCCTGCGTGTTATGTACGAGTCCGCCGAGTGCTCCAGGAGAAGGAGAGACGGCATAACCGATAACGAGTCCGGCAATAAGCGCAATGACCGCTACTACCCCCATAATTCCTCCAAGTTTGTATGAGTTCATGGTTGGTTGTTTTGGTTACTTTTCCTTACGCCAAGAGGTGGACTTCGGATCCACCTCTGGCGATTAGGCTAGGCGAACGCGTCTGTGCGGATTTTTACATCCACAAGTTGCACGGTTCCTTCCTTAAAGGTCTTTTTGCCGTAAAGAGTCCAAGGCACGATATTTTTACCGATCTTGTCTGGAACATCTTTCACTTCGACGTTAGGTTGCTTTTGAATAATAACTTCAATAGCTCCTTTCACTCCGAAGAGTTGGTGTTGGATTTGAGTGGCCGCAGTCCACGCATCAGTTGTATCGGTCAAAGTATCAGCAACAGTGATGAAGCTCATACCTTTTGCGACGATGGTCAACGTATCTGCGCTGTCGCTATTGGTAGCAGTGAGGAATCCTACTCGATCACGAGGTGAATATCCTTCGCTATCAAGAGTTGCAGAGAATGCAGTATATCCAGTATCAGTTGCTTCCGTTTCGGTAGTACCTGGCGCGTTGATAAACTCTGCAAGATTTGCGCGAGTCTTATCTACGGTTGAAGCAATGTGCACTTCTCCACCTGCTCCCGAAAGGGTGTCTACGAATGTGATAGTTACAGTCCCACCCAAGAAGGTAAGAGTAAGAGTATCAGCATTGGTAGGATTGGTTGCCAATGAAAGAACAGCAGTCCATGTCAAGGAATTAGTAACATATAGATCGAATCCATAGTACTTTCCGATGTGTCCGCTCAAAGAAGTTGAATCTCCCAATGCAGTTTCTTTACCAGCAAGATACTCCATAAGGGTTGACTCAAAGTCAGGAGAGATTGCGGCAAAGAGGTTCTGACCTCCGCGCATTCCTGCTTCTGGGACTTTAGGAACTCCTCTCTTTTCAATGACGTTCGCGCGACGCAACTTCATCTTTGCCTTTGCAAAGATTTTCTGAATGTTGGTCGTGTCGAGGGTGATACCATTGGAGGTACTTCCTCCAGAAGTGATATCGGCTTCTGTTACCGCGTAAGCAGCACTTGCGTATTCGCCAAGTACGTCTCCGTCGATAATGTTACCTAAAACGATCACGGAATCATCCGCAAAATCGTTCATGTCATTATGTTGTGATTGGAGTGCATCCAAATCATCTACATAAAATGGGGCAACTTTTGCGGTGTTTACCGACAACTGTTCGTTAGTCTTTGCGATGTCGCGAACAGTGAAAGCGGTTCCACGTGTATACGTTTGTCCTACCATTTTGGAACGATAGGGACGATTCACGGTATCGCCGTCTTTGAGGTTCTTTTCCTCCCCAAAGTATGCAATAGCACGGAATACATCAACCTTGTGGTGAGTTACCTGCATACGTGCAGAGTAGTATTCCTTGAACGTGCTGTTGTCTAGGTTGTTGCTCATTTTTTAATGAGGTTAGATTATTAATAGGTTTTATCGTCCTGGATGCCGTATAGTCCGGTGCGATTGTTTACCTAAGAAATCGGTCATCTGCTCTTTTTGTGCAAGGGTTAGGTTCGCGATCTTCTCTGGATCCTTGGCAATTTCTGCCCAGTCCATTTCGGAATCGTTACCGCCATTGAAATCTCCAGGACCCTCAATACTTTTCTTCTTGACGGTCGTGGTTGGTTTCACATGTAAGGTCCATATTTCATATATAGACTCATCGGTATGACCTTCCATAAAGAATAGATCTTTGATCTCATCTTTATGTTTCTCCATTTCAGGATCTTTGTCCTTGAACTTACTAACGGCAGTGGCAAAATCAATATTGAACGCGTCGTCTTGTTTCTTCCAAAACTCCGTTTCCTTTTCCTCCTCACTTTGTTGAACAGCGGGGGGAGCTTGAAGTTTTGTATCGATAACTTGTTGAACGCTCTCGGTTGAGAGATTAACGAGTTCTCGTAGATCCTCCATATCCATGCCTGTTTTATCAGCCACGGCTTTGAGTTTCTCATCAAACTTCTTCGCAGAATCTTCCACATGGGAAGTTTTCAATGTATCGATCTCTTTGACGAGTTTTTCTTTCTCGTCATCCCACTCTTTTTTCGAGTCGAGATGTTTTTTCAAAGGTATGGTCTTGATTGGGCGCTTAGTCTGGGGCACGACTTTTGCCTTACCTTCTTCGCCTTCATCATCCGATTCGCCTTCTCCATCCTCATTCTTTGGAGGTTTTTGCACTTCCTCTTTTGGTTTGGGTTTGTTTTCTGGCTCATCGTCCTGTGATCCCGCAGGAGCTCCGTCGTTTTCTATGCTAGCGTGTTCATCCTTCTTATTTGGTACACCGCCATCTTGAGCCTTATATGCTTCAAGCGCAGGCTTTAATGATTCGGGTACTTCTTTCCCCTCCTCATCAAGTGTAATTGCTATCGATAGATCGTCTTCCGACACACCTGTCGATTTTGAAACTCTCTCGAGTTTCCGTTCTTGGTTTCCCATATTGTGGTTATTTAAGAATAATCTTGTGTTGACCAACACGAAGAGGCACGTGTTTTAATGAGGTATACCTTGCGCTCCTCAATCGATTATGAAAATCGATAAACATGGTAACAAAAAGAAAAAAGCGATGCCTATCATGACATCGCTCAAGCTCTCACCATTCCGGAAACCCTACGAAGGAAACGGAATGTTTATCACCTGAACAATCAAATGATGAGTGAGAGCTAAAGCAATGCCACGATGTGGCCTTTTTCTCTACCGATTCGTAGGGTTTCTATATTCAGTTGTAAAGTTCTTATTCAGCTGATGCATCGAATGCTTCCAACTTCGCAATCACTTTATCCTTAGACTTCTTTTCGCCTGCGGTAAGAGCGATCTTGCGAACCTTTGCTTCTTCTATGAGTTCTGCGAGTGATAACTCTGTATACTCACTTGGCTCTTCATCTGCGACTTCTTCCTCTTCTTCGTCTTTCGCAGATCCGAGTTTCTTTACAGTTAATTTTCGGCCATAACGTACTTTCTGATTTTCAGCAAAACTCTTTGCGAGTTCTTCTGGAGACTTCTCAACGCCATCAAGCTCCTTATTCTTGGAGCTCAATACTACTGACTTTGGGTATGAACGCACGAGAACTTTGTCTTCGTCGTACACACCATATCCCACTTCTTTGTTTGCCATATGTTTGTATTGGTTATTTTTTATTAATATTTTTGCGACAATTATTTTTTATTCCCTTTTCCCTTCAAACGTTTTGCGATGTCGTGTACTGCTCCATCTATAAGTAATAAAAACTGTTCAACGGATGACTTCACACGATCATCTCCCTTTTCATATCGTAGCACATCAGCTACGACTCCGGTAATTTCCTGTGTGGATTTGTCAACGGGCCGACACGCTTCAAGATGATTCTTGTATCCAGCCACAATCGTATCGGTATTTGGATCCGCTACGATCACCAATAATTCTTTATGATCGTCGAGAAACTTTGTGATATCTATCTTTGTTTGCTCACTGATATCACGTGCATCTTGTCTCGTACCGTGTAAAAACTTTGCAAGAGTTGTTTTCTTTTTATTGAATATACTCATACTAGGAATACCGTGCCTTACGTTTTTTATTATCCTTCGACTTTCCTGCTTCGCTCATAGCAATAGCGACTGCCTGATCGCGACTCACTACCTTATCGCCAGAGCTTGATTTAAGTGTGCCACGCTTAAACTCCCCCATCACCTTCCCGACTTTATCCTCGTACCGAGGAACCCTTTTTTTATTTGCCATATTAGTAACGGGGGACTTTCTTAATCTTCTTGGTATCCGACTTGCCATCTGTAGCGATACCTCGTATTTCAAAATCAGCACTGTTGTCGTATGACATTCCCATACCCATATGATTCTTATCTTCCTCTCTCACACGGATACCAGTCATGCGTACTTTCAAATGTATTTCGTACGTTTCCCCAATTCCCCATTTCTTTGCTTCGGGTAATATTTCAATAGGGAGATCAATGCGCGGATATCTTTTTTCTGGCTTTTCATTTTTTCCGCCTTTGACTACTTCAACCTTCATTGCATCTGAACTTTCAGATTTACCTTCAACGTTGCGATATGTAATCATAATTATTATTCCTCTTGGATTGACTTCTTAATATCTTCTGCTCTTTTTTCGGCTGCCTCGACCTTAGACTGCGCGATCAAGAACAAGTTATCGAACCACATAAACGAATCACGATATGCACGAAGTGATGCACGATGTACCATATCTTCTTGAGTCTTAATATCCTGCTCTTGCAATGTGAGATTATATTTCGCCACTTGTTTCAAACAGAATGCGCGGATTAATTTTATACCATCATGATCACCGAGATTGACGTAGAGCTCATTCTTCTTGAGCGATTTTTCAAGTAAAGATATCTCGCGCTTCGTCTCTTCGTCAGCGTCTCTGAAATAGTCTCGTAATGTATCAAAAGTGTTTGTCATGGTTTTATGGTACGGTTATTTCATTCATGTTAGTGGGTTGTACTCCTGGTCTCTGACCATTCATCATACCTGGCGTTTCTTGGGGCTGTGGCGCTCCCTGTGGAGTTTGTTGTGGCATACCTTGATCTCCCTCCATTAACGCCTTCTCCCCCGCCATACGCCTCAATAACAGTATTCGTCGCGCGGTATTCCTTGCAACAATATCGAGATGTAGATACGCATACGCATAGAGACGTTCGTATTGATCCTTTGAGAGTGAATCTGATTCATCATCAGCAAAGTCAATAATCTTCATAACGAACGCATCATTCGCGCGTCTATTTACTTTTGGATCCTTTTTACCTACGAGGATCATTTCAATAGCCGTTGCTGCTTCCGCGAGTATCTTACGTCCTCCATATACATCGGTATCTTGTGCCGCTTTTATTTCTTCATCTTCCCATCCTCCTGCACGGAGTGTCTGCTCGAGCGCCCACTCTGGATTCATTTTATCTTTGAATCCGAGTATCGCACTCTGCAACGCTTCGAACTTACGTTTATTTTTTGATGCGTTTAATTCTGAATCATCATTACTGGATACGATACGGATATCAAAATCACGCATCGGCTTTACTTCACTTTTAGTAATCTCTTTCCATTCATATCCCTGTAGTCCGAGTATTTTTACAAAGTATCCTTCGGTTAGATTCTCTATCAATCCTAATAACCAACGCAAACCAACCTCTGACCAGCATTGTCGATAATAATCACTAGTGAGTCCCATACGGTCTGCGACTTGTTGTATGTTCCCGACGTATATCGTTGCCTTATCTTCTGCTGCGTTTCCTTGAGATCCTGGAGTAATACCAGTCTTTTCTCCAAGAAATGAGTTCATCCAATTAACCAAGTTGACAGTGATATTTGTGTTATCCTCCGTCTTAAACTCGTAGACTCCTTGTCCGATGTTCTTGTTTTCGATAAGAGCCTTTGTTTCTATAACCTCTGTCGCATCATCTTCAATCTCATTGATGTCAGGGAATATCGATGGATCTACTGCACGCTTTGTTCGGGTCCTCTTACGCAAGTTTTCTAAAGCGAGATTTATAATTGCGCGCATAACTTCCGATACCGGATAAACATCATCGCACGGACTCTTGCTCCAGAACTCCGACGGATCTTCATGGGTGTGCCACGAACTAAACGGCCACAACACCACATCACTATCTTCTGGCTTTCCAAACGGAAGATCCTCTAAAAGTTCTGCGCGGATCCACGTTCCCGTATTGTAATCTATGAAAAGATAATATCGCTCTCCCTCGTGCTCCATGAAATGGTTTACCATACAGAACTCTTGATCGCCCGTATAGTTCTGCGAGTCATCAAGACCGAGTGCGCGATAGTGATCGCGATCGTTTATAATAATTTCATCGTTTAATTTGAAATTGGGATCTGACGTCTGCGAGAATAATTGATTGACTTGTTGTGCGTCATACTTCCCTGATAAAGAACCTTTCTTGAGAGTAGATTTAGATCTCCATACGTTTATTTCTCCAAGATACTTGTGCTCTTCAAGATCTGGTCCTTTCTTCGGTTGACAGTAGAAATTGTGATGGATAACGTTTCGGAAAGTATTTTTATATTTCGGATCCGATTCAGAGAAGATATTAAAAATAGCAACACCAGAGAATGCGGCAAGATATTTTCCTCGAAGATCTTTTATGCGCCACTTTCCTCTTTGTGGTGAGCTATCACGATTAAACATTGCGGTAACCTTCATCGCCTTTGAGTAATCAGCTTCGTCTGTTTTCTCAAAGATGAGTGTCATCGGATCGTTTAGTTTCGATCGCAATGTATCAACGAACCCTCCGATGATTGGCATACTCACATCAAAACGCCCTGGCAACGCCTTCGGATCATTGTTGTTTATGTAGAGAGTTTCATACTTGCGGATCCGTTTCTTTCTCTTTTTAGAGTACTCCATACCCGCCTTGATTTGTTTCACGGCTATTCCTGCAAGTTTATCGGCAAGTATTTTTTCAAGCATGTTGTTTTTTTGCTTTTATATATTTCACTCCCACTCGTTTATGGAAGAAGTATTTAAAAATAATTCTAGTGATTGATTTCACAATGCGATACGCGTATATAAATCGCTGCATACTTTTTTTCATTGTACGATATATAAAATATAATTGCACGACGTCTCTGTGGATTAACCACCATATTCCGTCATAGGTTGATGTTGTCTGTGGACTCTTGACTTTCGATCTTCTTCGGTATTCTCTAGCGCCTCGAGCATATTTGCGAGACAATCAATACGATCGTCATGTTTTCCTTTTGGAAACTCGAGCGCCTCACGTTCGAGTGCTGCATCGTCTCCATTCGCTCGATGGAATATAACACCGACTTTATACATAGGTATTAGACCACGCACACGCATCTCTTTATTCACTGACGAGTTGCGTTTTAATATATGAACGTTGAAATAGACTTGTCGTCTCTTCATCTCCTCTTTCGCCCAGAACTCAAGTGTACTCTGATATGCGACTCCCTCAATCCACACATCGCTTCGGTATGTCGTACAGTGATGAATAATCGCGTCGATTGTTTGCAACGGATCTAAACGTCCTGCGGTCTCTTCAATCAAATAGATAAACGGTTCATTCTTCTGTTTCGCAATCGTACGCACTACTACGTTATCAGGATCTGACTTCTTCCTAGATTCTGCATTGTGTGGTGCAGGATCTACCAGTGTGTAGTATGTGAGATTTTTAAGTTTAATATCTTCAGGAGAATAATATCGAAACCAGTTCTTATGGAACTCTTGCATCTCTGATGCGATAGGCGTTTGTTGATATTGGGAGAACCATTCGTATAAACCAACGGTGTTCTTAATGCTCATCAACATATCTTTCGTGTATTTCCACGGCCACAATGGTTCGCCAACTTTACGAAACTTCTCATCCTCTTCCGCAATCGCAGGGAAACGAAAGATATCCCACTCATCAGCATTCTCAATTCCCGCGTTCTTATCCTCTTCTGCCTTCTCAATAAGACGCCCAATAAGATCATCCTTATGCCATCGTGTAGCAATAACGATAATCGCTCCATATCCCTCTTGGCGCGTGTAGAACGTTCCCTTGTACCAGTTCCATATCTTTTCACGATATGTCTCACTGTCGGCTTCCTCACGCGATTTAATAGGGTCATCTATGATTCCTATCTTAAAACCTTTTCCGGTGATTCCTCCTCCAATACCTGCTGCGGTATATCCTCCCTTCTTTGTGGTCCACCATTTCCCCTTCGCTTTTTGGTCGGCACGCAATCGAGTCGAGAATACAGACTGATACATAGCATCATTCATAAGATCCCTCGTCTGTAATCCAAAACCGACAGCGAGATCTTCCCCATAACTTGAAACGATAATCGGTAACTCCGGATATTTTCCTAGGGCCCACGCAGGAAACTTAATAGTCGCCATCTCTGACTTTCCATGACGTGGAGGCATCTCGATAATAATACGGACCTTCTCCCCACGCATAATCTTCTCAAGAGCGTCTTCAAGTTTACGTGCAAGTAGTTCGTGATGCCAACTCAAACGATACCGGTCATCTACGGCTATACAAAACGTGTCAAAAAAACGTTGTGCGCTTCCTATAGCCAATACAGCTCGTTCTTCTTCTTGGGTATTCATATACAAAATATAAAATAAAGGGGGCGCCGTTTCAACTGTATGCCCCCAGAGCCTACACGGCTTTGTGTGATCACTCTGTTCTTAAAAGAGCAATCGGTCTATTAAAATGTTTTCGTGCTGTGTTATCACATAACACGGGCTCATCGCCGAATCTCACTACTTTACGACAGGGATTAAACAGATCGTTCTTGCATTCATTGCAAACAAACTCTTCTTTTGTAATCCCTTTCTCGACGACAATACGAACATTTATCCATTGTGCTTTCATTATATCCTCCAACTTAATGTGCTTTGTGGAGATTCTATACTCCTATGGACGCTTGAATGTGTCGATCCACTCAAACGCGCCATATATGAAAATCAGCTTTGACGCTGACCTGCGTATTTTGGGCTCGTCGCCCATAGGAATATATTAACTACCAGAGCTAGCTTCCACGTTTACCAGATCATGTAAAAGATATTCGAGATCTCCCTTGAGCTTTCCTATTGCTTCGTGTTGTGTCTCCGCGAGTATTGCAAAAGAGTAATTCAAACCAGTATGTCTCCCAACTACTTTAAACGTATACTCGGTTACGTTTCTTTGTATGAGTTGAATACCACCATCTTCTTTTTTTATAGTTTTATCGAGTTGTCCTGCTTGTGCCATGTGTTTTTTATTTTATTTTGATATTAGATATGTTGCGGGTATTGGAGTCGAACCAATGTTTCCGGTTTATGGGACCGATGTGATACCGTTTCACCAACCCGCTATTTTAAAATTGTGAAATTGTCGGAAATAAATACCCTATAGCTCCGAATTAATCCTAACGTAATTATAGCATCCCTATTTCGAAAGTCTCTGCCTCTTCTGTGTATTAACTCTATTCCTCCCCCCCACGTTCTTGTGCATACTTTTTGGATCTCCACACAAACTACAACGAGATCTCAATGGGATCAACGTGATAACAACTTTTCCTAGACTATCCCAATGGACCTTCCCTAACTTATACTCCCTGTATTCATGATCCCACAATGGTTTCTTATTCATTCTTGTAATTCAACTTTTCCTTTATCGTCTCGGCCACCTTCAAAATCTCTTGTATGTTTGGAAGGTTCTTTGCTATATCCTTCATACCTCTTTCTACGCGCTCAATCTCCCACCTTATATTCCCAATCCCCCCGTCTAATATAAGTCTTACGGCATTTCCTATCTCCTGTGCTGAATGGCCCCACGTATCTATTTCCACTCCGGACGATTTTTCAAACTCACTAACCTTATTCTTTAGTTTATTATATATTTCTTTCTCTCTCTCGATCTCACCGCGAAGTTCTTCTCTTATTCTGACATCAATATCTCTAATCCTCTCGCCTAGTGTATCTACGTGGACCATCCCCTCGGTTGATCTTCTTAGTAATGCAGCAAAGAAATTAAGATCTATTGCTTTATTATCGAGTTGATGAGCGATTTTACGTTTAAACAATTTATCTCCAACCACCTCGAAGAGTCCCCACGGTTTCGGTAACTCCTCTTTATTACACACCCCTTTAGGGGCAACTATCCACCATCGATCACAATGCTCCATCATAACACTACTCTTTTGAGGATTCTTTAACTCGTTCAGAAAATCGCTACGACTTACCTTTATCTCGAACCCGTCTATCTGGAATCCAGAACTTGGCCATAGTGATACTGCTATACCATCTGCATACCTCGCAGCTGCTCCAGTACTATTTGCGACGTTAGTAAAAAACGCATGTGTTGGTGCTGTATACCTTTTGGAAAGAAGATACTTTATGTCTTTTTCTGTATACGTTTTAGTATTGGGATCTACCATAGTTGAGTTGTTATTCTAGGTCTTAATTTTATGGGAATAGAGAAATAAAAACGTTTCTCCCACCGTATAATCCACGACACCTTCGTCCTCGATACACTCCAATGACGCACCCACAACCTATCGACAAGATCCCACCGATCGAGGTCTCCTACGGCCCCATCCTTGGGCGCGAGAGTAAATATCTTAATATTCTTTGAGAACCTTCTCATTGTAACATACGGATCTATAATTATGCGGAAACATATCCCCTTAAAATCCCTCCCGTGCATTGGCATCTCACCCTCTGGCGGAAAATGAAAGAGCTTGACGATACAGAACGTAAACCACGGTATTATATCTCTACCACGTTGTGGTTCACGTAAGCCTAACCGTATCTCGAACTGCCATTTGTTTAATTTTATTCTTCTCATGTGTGTTTTTAAAATAATGGTATTAGGTTGTCTGGCGCTTTGTCTCGTCTACAGTGCATGCAGATCTGATCCTCGCGCCGATTGAATACAAAAGTCATTCGACGTTTGTGGCATATACGGCATATATATTTATACACCCGCCGCCACTTCTTACCCTTCTTCTGTTTCATGGTCTTGATCTATATTCTTTTCAACCATCGATACGACGATACTCGATAGTTTTTTTGCGCTTATAAAAAATCCACATACCTTGTACTTCGAACAGAATACTATGCCACCCTGATCCGTTGGATCTAGGTCCTTTCCACACTTCGGGCGTTTGTTCTTCTTTAGATTATACCAGTCCATAGTATGTAACAATTAGGTAGTTCTAGCGTTATATTATTAAATAAATCCGATTCGGTGATTTTTTATCCGCGTATATCCAGATAGGCCGCGGTTTTTTATTTAGTGAGTTCCTCTATTAGTTAGTGCAAACAAGATAAAGGATACTAATACGACTATCCCGGATAAGATAATAAAAGAAACCATACCATCATTCATGCCATATCCAGCTCCCGATAAATCTTTAAAAAATTGATTCATAATTTATTTCTTATTAGTTTGTAATAGATTGATGACGCCTCTCTTGGTTGCTTGTGGGTCTGGAATAGCTTCGCACCACGCCTTTATTGGTTTTATTTTCTTTGTGTTATTCATAGGGGTAAGAGATTAGGGTTTTCATAGATGTTGCCGATGATTTCAATATCACTTGCAACTTCACTCAATAATTCAATCACATTTCCATCGTGAATTACTACGAATGCACCATCAGAGAAAATAACCTCATACTTCTCGTCATTTATATCTGTCGCAATATCTCCCTCAAAAAAATCAACATTATTCTTATCGTGGAGTCCTGTGAATTGCATTAGTATTAGTGTAGTACCCATCATTTCAAGGTTATTACCAATACTCACTGATTTAATAGGTATATCTTTTAATATTTTCTCACCATCCCACGCTCTAAACTTTATCTCTCTTTGTGTGTTATTGTTCATAGATTTTTAGATTATTAGATTGCTACGAGACTACCGAGCGCACCGGAAGCCAATGTAGTAGCTCGTACTGCCCGGGGTATCGTCCAGAGCGAGTGTCTCTACACCAGCGTTCGTGCCATCGCCCCAATACCCACCACGAAGGAAGCCAATATATTCATTGCAGTAAACCCATTCGTAACAAACATCCTCATCATAAGATAATTCTTTTATACCTAAGAACTCTTCGTGCCGAATACTTGCGTTATTGGGAAAATGCTCTTTATACGCATCTAAGAGTACGAGTTGTTGTTGAATAGTAGGCAGTGAATAGCCTAATTTTTGTGCTTCTTTGACTGCATCAAAATAGTTTATGTTATTCCATACCTTGCCATCCTTTCTCATTTTGCGTTCCATTATTTCAAATGGTTTAACTCCATATTTGTCAAAGGTTGCCTTCGGAATAACCGAGTAGTCTACTTTAATCCAATTCTCGTCTATATCTCCACTCGTGTTATGTTTCTGACTATAGTCATCCCGTTTTAATGGACCAAATCTAAAAAGTTTCTTAAATATGTTTTTCATGGTGTTTTTTCAAACTTATTTATTAATTATTTGAGTGATTCAATTATGTTACGCATATCATCTACACACCTGTTATATGACTCTAAACAGCATCCATGACATGAGAAACTATTAGATATACATTCATCCTCATTCGTACGTTTCCTAGGAAGTAAGCCCTCAATCTTCTCCAAAATCTTTCTAAAGTGTTTCGCACTGTATTCACCAAAGAGTCTATCACGTTCTTTCTTATTGATCTCTTTATGCAAAAACTGTAGGAGTACTACGGTAACCATATCTAGTAGTCCGCTATATATATCATCAAGATCTTTCTGCCTATTACTATCATGTGTGGTGAAAAATTGCACCTCTACTTATCTCTATCATCGCATCATCGAATGAGATGGCGTTACCATATTGTTTACTTGAAAGCCACTTCGCGAATGTATTTAAATATTCACCGGTTACTATCTTACTACGTTCCTCGCTACAAATATATTTAAACTGTATATTGTACGCCTCTATTTCTTGTTCAACTCTAAAAATTGGATCACTGAAAAATCTACCCCACCATGCGTCAGGTCCTCCCCGATATGGTACCTGTTGTTTAACGTGCACCAACTCATGCTCGAGAACATGTTGCGCTGTTATCTTCTTCTTGCAGTAGATGACGTTCCCGTATGTAAAAATAACAATGCCAAGAGAATAATCTACATCAAAAAGTTTTTCAGCACGATCGAGAATCCAGTCAGGAGGATTCCCCTGCGATAGAACTATATTAATACCATAAACTTGTAGATATTGCTCTTTCATATTTATTTTGATCCTATGCTGTAATCTACATATCCCCTTACGTCGCTATAAGTGATTCTGCACGAGTCGTCATGGCCATAATATTTTCCAAATCCAGTATATTCAACCGCGATAGCTGCTTTATCCTTAATCTTTAGACTCTCAAAAAATTGTTCACACACTTGTTTCGCGGCATCTTGGTATTCAATACTCGATCTTTTTGCATCGTAATCAGTATCGCCATGATTATATTCGATCATGATCTGCTTACTTTTAGAGTCCCCACCTGCAATAACAACATAGAGCAGTGCAATAAAGACAATAGATACGGCCGCTAATAATATATAATACACATTTTTATTCATAATTGTGTGTGATTGATTCAAAGGTGGGGATTATTCTGTACTTCCGTTTTCACGCGTCCGTGTACTTTGTTTTCCATACTTCATCCCCACTTCCGAATCAACCACTATTTTTAATATTGATTATTTATTTATGCCTCTGTGTATAGAGATTTTTTAATTCTTCGGTAGCCTCGCTAATTTCAATTTTTCGATAACCTCATCAATCTGTCTAAGTGTCAGACTATTATATTTCCTGAACTTACTAGCGTATCCTCTTACAACTAGGAAAGCTGGCGACATATGTTTATTGTAGCAAGCGGACAATAAATCTCTTTGTATTCTGTTCATAAATCTAATTATTTTCTAATTTTAATCAGTCCCTCATCCCAAGGCCATACGGCCCTGGATCAAAAACCGATTATTGTAATGCCTTAAGAAAATCGTTTACTTCCAATGCCTGTTGCAACTCTTGTGGTTCGATACCGAATTGAACTTTCAAGAATTGTACTGCGGTCTTTGCGCGCAATGCTTTTAATTCTCTGACTTGTGTTTGCTTTGCAACATACTCTCGATCGATAGGAGTCCCATAGAGCATAAACTGTTGAAAAGCGTCTAGCTGTTCATTATTTACTCCATTCACGATATGACAATTATCAAAATAATTGCATGGAGATAGAGCTTGAGCAGTAGGTGCAACGATAGCGAGTGTAGCAAAAGCAAATAGTGCGATAAATATATATTTTTTCATAAAATATCTGTGTGTGTTTGAACGACCTTTTACTGGAAATCAGCGTATGGATCATATTCCTCCTCCTCTTCCCTATGAGGACAAACAATCTGCTCATCAACGATAAACCCAGCCTCAACGTGAGCCGGTATGATGAATAGTTGTTTTTGTGATTGATCCATATCGTAGGGTTTTATTCTTCGGCAGTTTCGACTTCCACCGATTCCATTATTAATATACTACCATATACAATTCTATATGCAAGCGTTGCTGTGGATAACTTTTCTTCTCCGCGCCGCAAGCATTTCGATCTTATTTTCTTTATAATATTTCTTCATATACTTTCCCTGCCGCTTTTGTTTGCATTCAAAGCATGTATATTTCTTTCCATTACCAGATGCTCTCATCACCTTGTTACTACATCCACGAGTAGAGCATGGATACTCGTGCGTTACCGTCCTTGATCTTTTGAATGTGCTATCCATAAATCCTATATAGATTATTCCGATTGATCATCCTGATCTTTCGACCTTTTATTTGCCTGATCAAGTATGCGCTGGTATTGGTCATCCGATATCATGAGATCCGGTCGATCAGTTGCTCCACCGGATAGCAACTGTATATTCTTTGTGAGAGTATTGAGGGATCTATAGAGGTCTTCATATGCCGCGCGCGGTAACTTCTTCTCCATGAGATCTATAACCTTATTCCTATGAGCAATTAATCTTTTTACTATAGGATCTAATTTTATACGCACCGATGATAAAACCCTAGTTTGTTGATGAGCCGTGCTCTTAGTGAAACCCGCTTTTATCATCATATCCTGCATAGACATCTTCTTTCCATCTGGGGCGATAAGATTTCTCTGTATGAGTTCGATGAGGCGTTGTTGGCGCACCGTGTTTTTAACTACGACTTTCTCCGGCTCCTTGTTCTGCTTTGAGAGAAGCACTATTTTTTTTCTTTTTTTTATTTGCATATATTTATGGTCTTGCTCGAATTAACAAATAATTCTCTTGATTCGAGCAGGACCATAAGTCCTGCTGGGAAAAGAAGGATGCTTTAGCGAACACGAAACGCCGCAGCACTTTTATCATACACCTTCTTCCTCATTTTGTCCTGTTGATAAGTCCGCATTCTTACCGTCGCACCTCTGACTACATTTTTTACACACAAGATAAACATCTGGATATTCCGAATCTGGTTTAATAACTTTCTCGGCGCTTACTGGAGAGTTGCAACAACGACTTACAATATTCTGCCGGATATATTCTCCTTCATATGGAGTCCGATCTATTTTAGCTTCTTCATTCATGTTTTTTTTGTTCTGTTTCAGCTACGACCTTTTCGGGTTTTTTTCCTGTTACCAATTCTGCTATCTCATCAGCATTCATTTCTTCCATTCTAAAAATCGTATTGTTACCCGTTATCGAATCAGTGAAGATCATCGCAACGGGAACCTCTGAACCAGCCGAGCGATTCATGAAGAAATTAAACGTTTGTTGTTTGACTATCATATTTTCGTATGTGTCTTAATCTTTTTTCCGACATCTCGACGACCTTGACGTTTATAGAATCTCCTAGAGAAGCAATACAGAGAGGGGATAATTTACACACAATCTCTGCGAGCTCCTCCTTATTTTCAGCTACAAAGTATTCTTTTTGCGTTTCTTCATCGTATATCTCTTTTCCACCGATGTATCCAGTGATCCGATATACCGTTTTCAATTCCCATGACATATATTTTTCAAGATTAAAATAATTTTCCGCTATTAAACCCAGCAAATCGAAACCAATCCGACTCCTTATATTGGTCAATATCACTTCGATAATCGTGCCTCGGTTTCCTATTTCTCGCTATAGCATTTTGTATCCCATCGGTATGTACTCTAAACAAATCTGACATCGTGATCGTTTTATCAAAACGCTCCTCAATCTTGCCACGAAATACTTTCACCATAGCCGGTACTGGTTCTCCACGTAATGCGGCCCATCCACGCTCTGTGATGCACCAGATACCCCTTACCTGTCTCTTAGATCCTTTGTAGTTTACCTTTGCGACTAGACCTAGTTTCGACGATATGGTTGTACAACAACGTACCGCAAGAGATGCGTTTAAACTCGGAACGTGCACTTGGTTTGCCTCGGTGAAATTAACGACTTCTGCTCTGCTTCGTACTTCCTGTGCCATTTTGAAGAGAAGAAGCCCACAAAGTATATTGAAACTGAATATATACTCGGTCATAGATGCGAAACAATGAGGGCATTTACTTTTATCCGCGAGTTGGGGGATCTCTTCTTTGACCTTTCTTTCGACCTCTTGGATATCGAGTCCAGATATTTTACTTACCAATTCTGGGATGTGTAGCGTCCCTTCTCGGTATGTGGTTTCGTTTTTTGTGCTCATATTTTTGTCTCTCTACTATTAATTATATATATATATAAATACAGTAGTAGTAGAGGGTGGGGATAAGTGTATTAATTTTATGGTTTAGTTAGTAATTATGCGCTCACTTTATGTTTATTTGAGGTGATTAACCTGTGCATAACTTGGGTAAATCTCTGTATAACTTTTTTGTATAATCGACATAGATAGAGTAGGAGTCATATTTATACACATACTTAGTACCAAGTTATCCACAATTAATTCACTTAGAAATTGAATGCCTGGATACGTTGTATACCGATAAACTTGGGATGTGATATTAATCCATCTCCTTTTCCCATGAGTTTTTCAGCACCAATTTCATCAAGAATTATACGACTATTAACCTCGGAAGATACCGCAAAGGATACCTTCGTGGGAAAGTTTGCCTTTATGAGACCAGTAACTATCTTAGAATCGGGTCTTTGTGTAGATATTATGAGGTGGATACCTGCGGCGCGACCCTTCTGCGCTATCTTAATAAGTAGGTCCTCGAGTTGTGATCCTCCCTTAGAAAGAACAAGATCTCCAAACTCATCTATGACACATACAATCTGCTTCATCCCAGCATCTTTATAATTTCTGGACTTGCTCGATCTCATGGCCTTGTATCGCTTCTCCATCTCCTCTGATAGCGTTAGAAGAACCGCAAGGGCATCTTCTACCGTGTAACCCATTGTCTTCGCGTTAGCCTCAAATTGAGTCAATTCAACCATCTTAGGATCTATCAGATGCAGCGCTGTAGTACTGTCTTGCATTATAATCGAGTATATAATCGAGTTTAGGAACACCGACTTACCTGATCCTGTGGCTCCAGCGACGAGCATATGAGGCATATCGTCAAGAGAAATACGTATGACCTCGCCATTTGAGTTGATACCAAGAGGTATACCGACTTCTTTGGTCCCGATAAGGTCTTTTGTGAGTGCTACAAACCTACGATCTTTCTTCGGAACTTCTACTCCCACAAATGTTGTATCTGGTATAGGAGCGATGATACGTACTCCACTGATACCGAGAGCTTGCTCTATATCCCGTGAATACCCCTGTAATGACTTCATTTTGACCCCTATTGAGGGAGAAAAGCGATATTGATGGTATGAGTTACCGTCGACCATATTCTCGTAGTGGAGGACGATTCCGTGCTCCATCAACTTTGTTGATATTTTCTCTTCGTCTTTCATGTTGTCAAAATTAATATTTTTATACTCCGCGAGCGATTTCTGTATCGCTCCTTCAAGCGCTTTCATATTGCGCACTGATGCGACTTTCTTTTTCAACACGTCTGTTATGTTGTTCACTCGGTGGATCTTCTCCTGTTTTGCCTTCTCTTCTGGTATATCGAGTCTATGTACGTATGAGATAACACTCACCTCATTGTCGTAGAGTGTGTCTATATTTGGGAGAAAGACCTGTTCTCCTGATAGAGCCCGTACCACATCTGAATAGAATCGAAGATAAAAGTCAAAGAACAATTCATTCTCTCCGTATATAATATCGTACGCCTTTGTTTGATGACCATCCGACGCATTTGTATATTTTGTTTCAGTGAAGCGCATCTTGTATGGCTCTTCTCCTGTTTCTGCGTATACAAGGAA